GATTAGCGACTGGAGAAAAACAGTCTATCGTACCGGGGATGGAGACATCATTACCGAGAAGCGCCCCGGTTCAATGGACGCCTATTCACTACCAAGCAAAGGGTTCTAATGCGTAAACCGCCAGCATGGAGTTATTCAAGCATCACATTGTTTGATCAGTGCCCTAAGAAGTACTATCACTTGCGTGTAGTAAAAGATATTAAGGAAACTGAAAGCGATGCAATGCGCTATGGTAGTGATGTTCATGCGGCGGCTGAGACATTTATGCGCGATGGCACGCCCCTGCCAGCTAAGTATGAGTTTATGCTACCGTTACTGGATAGGTTAAAGGCTATCCCCGGTGAAAAGCATTGTGAGTTGCGGATGGGGCTTAAAAAAGCAGATGGGCGGTTGGTTGCCTGTGAGTTCTATGACAAGGACACTTGGTACAGAGGGATTGCCGATCTGGTCATAATTAACGGTGAAAAAAATGAAGCTAGGGTGATTGACTACAAGACCGGAAAGAGCGCAAAATACGCAGATACAAAACAATTGGCGTTGATGGCGGCATGTGTTTTTACCCACTTCCCTGAGGTGAAAACTGTCAAGTCAGGCTTATTGTTTGTTGTTAGTGATGAGTTTGTAAAAGCGGATTACAAGGCTGAAACTGGGTTTAATATCTTTTCAGAACTTGATGATGTGTTAGTGGCGAGAGAGGCGGCGTATGAGACCGGGGTGTTCAACCCAAAGCGCAACTTCACTTGCAAGGCGTGGTGTCCTGTGGTCAACTGCGCCCATAACGGAAGGAATGAGTGATGCCTTACAAAAATAAAGCTGATCGGGATGCCAAACATGAGTGGCAGTTGGAGAAAAAGCGCCCCGGCGCACATGAAGCACGGATGGAACGTCAACGCGCCAGACGCGCAATAGATAAAAAATACCCAGATGCCAATGGCAATGGTGAAGCTGATATCCGCGAAGGTAAAGATGTTGCCCACAGGAAGGCAATAGACAAAGGCGGTAGCAACAAGGATGGAGTGCGTATTGAATCGCCCTCCGCTAATAGGTCATTTAAGCGTGATGCCAAGCGTAATCTGGTGAACGAGTACAGCACCAAGGAACGCAAAGCTAAAAAATAAAATCGTGAAGAGCGTACCAAAGTAAGATGTGGGTGATAGGTACGCCGGAACGTTGAGAGTTCTTTGATTATATAACTACATCAGTCAGCACAGCTACCTTTCGGCTGGGAACTGACGGACACCCCGGAAAGACGGGGATTTTCCTCCAGACACCATGTTTGGAGTGCAACGACATTGGAGGTTAAATGGAGATCATTGAAAACAAAGCGTTACTTTTAACGGTCAAGAACCCTGATCGTATAACCACAGTCATACCAAAAAGCACTGTGCTTGAAAACGATGATGGTGTAGCCAGAGTTTTAGTGAACTGGGGGCTTGAAGAATCCATCATCCTAAAGAACTTAAAGATTAAAGCACCCTCCCCCATAGTCGGTAAGTACAAGTGGCCCGGTTTAAATAAACCATTTGCACATCAGAAGACCACATCAGCTTTCCTCACCATGAATCGCCGCGCCTTTTGCTTCAATGAGCAAGGTACTGGCAAAACAGCATCGGTCATATGGGCGGCTGACTACCTTATGACATTAGGACTAATTAAGCGTGTACTTGTCATATGCCCACTTTCCATCATGGATGCCGCATGGCGGTCTGATTTGTTTAAGTTTGCAATGCACAGAAGGGTCGATGTTGCCCACGGCAAACCAGAGAAGCGCAGAGAGATCATTAAAAGTGATGCGGAATTTGTAATCATCAACTACGATGGCGTCGAGATAGTACTGGACGACTTAAAGAATGGTGGCTTTGATCTGGTTGTCATTGATGAGGCTAACGCCTATAAAAATGTACAGACAAGACGCTGGAAAGTTTTAAGTTCCATCGTTACTCCAGATACATGGTTATGGATGTTGACAGGTACACCAGCTTCCCAATCCCCAGTAGATGCTTATGGGTTGGCAAAACTTGTAAACCCCGGCGGTGTCCCTAGATTTGGTGGCGCGTTCCGTGATATGGTGATGAACAAGGTCACCCAGTTTAAGTATGTGCCTAAACCCGATGCGCAATCGACGGTTCACCGTGTGTTGCAACCTGCCATACGCTACACAAAAGAAGATTGCTTAGACCTACCTGAAATGAGCTACACCTTTCGGGATGTACCATTGACGGCACAGCAATTAAAGTATTACGAGTTACTACGTAAGCAACTTATAGTACAAGCAGCTGGTGAAGAGATAACGACAGTCAATGCCGCCGCAAATTTAAATAAACTTCTTCAACTGTCAGGCGGTGCGGTGTACTCCGATACCGGGGAAGTTGTGCAGTTTGATGCCAGCAATCGGTTGTCCGTGCTACGCGAAGTTATAGAGGAGTCCAGCCACAAGGTGCTGGTGTTTGTTCCGTATCGCCATGCAATCGAGGTGGTAGCAGAAGACCTTAAAAAGCACGGGTACAGCACGGCTATCATTCATGGCGGTGTCCCTGCGACAAACAGAACCGACATCTTTAATAGGTTTCAAACCAACCCAGACCCGCAAGTACTGGTAATTCAGCCACAGGCGGCATCACACGGTGTAACGCTACATGCCGCAAACACAGTGGTGTACTGGAGTCCGGTAATGTCAGTAGAAACGTACTTGCAATGTAACGCCCGTGTCCACAGGGCGGGACAACGGAACCCCTCAACGGTGGTTCACTTGCAGGGCAGTGGTGTGGAGAAGCGGATGTATGCCATGCTCAGAAACAAGGTAGACATCCACACCAAAATTGTTGATCTATACGGGGAAATACTAATATGAAAAAAGCTTGACAATGTAAAATTTACCACTATCATAGGAACTATAAGGAGAAAGGAGTAAAAAATGACCGATAGCATTTCGGTTGATAAGATGGTCGCCGTCTACATAAAGATGCGCGACAAACGCTCTCAACTTCTGCGTGAGTACGAAGCGCAGGACGATGAGGTGAAACAACAGATGGACATGATAGAGGCCAAACTTCTGGAGCTATGTAAGTCCATTGGTGCTGACAGTCTCAAATCCTCAAAGGGTACAGCGATTCGCTCTGTTAAAACCCGGTACTGGACGAGTGACTGGAATTCATTTCATAAGTTCATCATGGAACACAACATGCCTGAACTGCTTGAAAAACGTATCAGTCAAACAACCTTAAAACAGTTGCTTGATGAGAACCCCGACATGATGCCGCCCGGTGTCAATGTAGATAGTAAGTACGCAATCGTTATAAGGAGAAACTAAAGTGCAAACTGAGAATATGACTGTAAAGGAGGTAGCAGATTTTCTGCGAGTCTCCCGACAGACTGTGTATGTGATGGTGAAAGAGGGTAAGATTCCACACTTTCGTGTTGGGTCTAAAGTCCGGTTCAAAAGAGCGGACATTATGGCTTTGACTACCCCATCAACTGTTTCTAAACCCAACCAAGCAACTTCAGGAGTTAATGATGAGTGAAATGACACTATTTTCTAAAGGCGGTAACAACCTACCCGCGCACCTGCGCAACATCGAATTAGATGAAACCACAAAAGCCCTGATGGGTGGCAATGGTGCATCTGGCAAACGCATCTCCATTCGTGGTGGCGTATTCCGTATGATTGTTGACGGCAAAGAGATCGCTCAAAACGAAGACCGTTCAATGAACATTGTTATTGTTGCGGCAAACGCTAATGTGTCCCGCAGTTTTTACACTGGTGATTATGAAGAAGGCAAAAACATTGCGCCCGATTGTTGGTCAAATGATGGCGTTAGTCCCGATGTTAAAGTTGAGGAACCACAAGCCTCAAAGTGTGCATCATGCCCCCAGAACATCGCTGGGTCTGCTAAACAGGGCGGCGGTCGTGCTTGCCGTTTCAGCCAACGCATGGCTGTGATGCTGGAGAATGATCTGCAAGGTGATGTATACCAACTGACGCTACCGTCACAGTCTATCTTTGGCAATGTTGAGAATGGCAAAATGCCCATGCAGGCTTATGCTAAATTTTTAGGCGGTCATGGTTTGCCTGTCACTGCGGTGGTTACGGAGATGCGTTTCGATACAGCAAGCGCAACGCCCAAGCTGACCTTTAAAGCGGTTCGCCCACTTGAAGCTGATGAGATGGCACAGTGCCAAGAAAAAGGCCGTAGTCCTGACGCTAAAGCGGCTATAAGTCAAACCCCCGCCGCTTTGGATGGGGCTAAACCAAAAGCTATAGCAAGCGAAAAAGCTGCCCCTGCGGTAGATGACGATGCCCCTGCCAAAGTAGTGGAAGCCGTAGCGGAAGAACCAGTAAAGCGCCCTAAAAAAGCCGCACCAAAAGATGTGGCTGAAATCTTGGACGATTGGGCTGAGTAAGGAGAAAAATCCATGAAAGAAACCACACTAGAACGCTACGCCCAAAAAGTTTTTGTGCTGGACGGCATTACCTATGTGCCGCATCGACGCAATAACAACATCTTCATTGGGCCGGGATACCCCCGCTACACGCGGCAAACCTACTCAGCTACCGACTTGATAAACCTTGGTGCTGTAACAGGAATTGAGTATTTATGGCCCCGTCTCGATGATGGCGTAGTTAACGAAGCAAACCCATAAAGAAATCCGGGGGGAAAGCGGATGCTGTGCCGAATACGCAAACACGCGCACCGGCTTAACCACAGACGTAGCGAGTACCCCCACCCAACACTATGGCCTACTCACAAAAAATCATTGACGACGTAGCGAAGACACCCAAGTCTCTGGGCAACCAGCTTGGGCGTTGGGCAATCCATCTGGACTTTCCGGTCACGAAGATTGCCTATGCGCTTGG